TAAAAGATAAGTTGAAGAATGTCTAAAGATTTTACAGTTTGTCCTGGCAAATTTTTATGTAAAGAATGTAAAGAAGAAGTAAAAAGCGTTAGGGTTTATTTTGAAACTGGAATTGCATCTTGGATGTGTTCTAAAAAACATATATCACAGATTAAACTGTTTCAGGTTGGTTATAAAAAGAAAAGGGACTATGAGCGAGAGAAGTGAAAGTAAAAGAATAGGTGCAAAACAACATAAAAATTCTGGTCGCAATACTCAAAAGGGTGATGCAACATGGAGAAACTTTGTTGTAGATTTTAAAGAATCTTCTAAGTCTTTTACAATAAACCAAGATGTTTGGGCAAAAGCCGTAACAGACTCAATCAAGGCTGGAAAAGATAAGTCGCCAGCAATTGTTATTATTTTAGGAGAAGGAAATAAAAAGGTTAGGTTAGCAGTAATAGAATTTGACTTGCTTGATCAATTAACTTGGGAGGTAATAAATAATGGAAAATAATCAATCTAATCCAACAACTATAGATATGGTCAATGGATTATCAGAAATAGCAGACTATATGGGAGATGAAGAGTTAACTACTGCCCTTACAATGATTGCTAAATTAATAATAAAGCCAGATATTCCACTTAATGTTGCTACTGTAGAAATTGTTAGACTTCAGGCAATTGCAGCAAAAATGTCATTTAAAGCAACATGGATGGCTAATGTTGATAAATCTGACAGGGCAAAGAAAAACATATACTTTACAGCAGCAGAAGCAGTTAATGACCTGGTATCAGCACTTAAATACATAATCCGCTAACCTGGTATACTTATATAAAACAAGGGATAAAAATGACTAAAAACTTATTAAAACAGATTATGATTAAGGTAGATGAACCAAAACATAATGGAGATATTGGGTATACAGAAGGTTTAGTAGATGCTATTCAACAAGGATATATTGCAGATATTAAACCAAAATTTACTAAAAAATATTCTTTTTCTCCATCTACATTAACATGGGGTCCAGGAGAGTGTGCAAGATTTTGGTATCTTGCATTTGAGGGTGCAGTATTTTATGACAATGCAGATCCATATGGTGTAGCAAATAGAAATAGTGGTTCCCTAAGTCATGATCGAATTCAAGATGCAATGATTAGTGCAGATATTCTTGATAAAAATATGGAATTTGAAACAGATAGAAAATATGGAAAGCAAAAACATCCTGCATTAGAGTTTACAGTTAAGATTGATGATCCACCAATCTTTGGGTATGGTGATGCAATGCTTGATTACAATGGTCAATCTATTCTTGGTGAAATTAAAACAATGCCAAATGATGGATTTGAATATAAAAAAGCAAATAGAAAACCTAAAGGTGGACACCTTATGCAGTTGCTTATTTATATGAAAATATTAAAAAAAGATAAAGGTGTTTTGATATATGAAAATAAAAATAATCATGAACTTTTAACTCTCCCAGTACAAGTTAACGATGAATACCGTAAATGGATTGACTATTCTTTTGACTGGATGAGAGAAGTTAGAAAAGCATGGACAGATCAAACAATTCCTGTTAAAACATATAGGGCTAACTCTAAAATATGCAAGGGGTGTCCAATTCAAAAAGCCTGTGCAGAGGCAGAAACAGGGGTTATTAAAATAAAACCTCTTGAGGGGCTTAGTGAAACTTTGTGAAAGATGCAATACTAGTTTTACCCCCAACGTAAGTTATCAAATTTACTGCGGGGTAGAGTGTAGAGACGCTGCCACAAAAGATAAAATTACAGAACGATATCAAATCACAAGAAGACAAAAAAGAATTGGTAAAAATAGAAAATGTTTTGGTGGATGTGGACAACAATTATCCATTTATAACGACTCTGGATTTTGTTCTAATTGCAATGTAAGCAAAAAAGAAGTAGATAAAATGTTAAAACAAATAAAAGGATTTTTTGATTATGAACAAGAGTAAATGGGGAGCAGAGGTTCAACCTAAAAACATTTGTGCTATTGATGCAAGTACAAACAGTCTTGCTTTTGCTTTTTATTTAAATAAAAATCTTGGAGATATTGGAAAAATTAAATTTGAAGGAAATAATATTTATGAAAAAGTTGCGGATGCTTGTAAAAAATCAAAGGGATTATTTGAATATTTTGAATCAGTAGATGCAATAGTTATTGAGCATACTGTCTATATGAATAGTCCAAAAACTGCTGCTGACCTAGCATTAGTTCAAGGAGCACTTCTCGGTGCTGCTAGTTTATCTGGAATTAATTCTTTTGGAACTGTATCTCCAATTACCTGGCAAAATTACCTAGGAAATAAAAAATTAACTAAGGAAGAACAACTATTGATTAGATCAAAAAATCCTGGAAAGTCAGATTCTTGGTATAAGACATTTGAAAGACAATTTAGAAAAGAAAGGACAATGAAATTAATTGAAATCACATATGATAAAACTATTAACGATAATGACGTTGCTGACGCTTGTGGCATCGGTCATTGGGCTATTAATAATTGGAACAAGGCAATAGGAGTTGACAAATAATACTATGAGTGGTAAACTATATAAATCAGAGGTTTGGCTTCGTAAGAGGTATCTTATGGATAAAAAATCTCCAGATGAAATTGCCAAAGAGTGCGGGGCAAGCATAGAGACAATTTATGTTTATCTTGCTAAATTTGGATTAAGGAAATCAAAAAGATGATGTTAGAGCCAGTATATGAAGATGTAAAGAACTTTAAGTGTGAAGATCTATATCTTCATTCAATAAATGCCCCATCTGGTACAGAAATTTGGTCAACCTGTCATGCAATTGCACAGATGCTTATTAATAAAAATATTGCCTATGGAGATTCTGCTTTAGATCCTGTTAGAATTTTTAGCAAGGTAGACCCAGTAGAGCAACTTAGAGTAAGAATTGATGACAAACTAAGTAGACTTATGAAGGGCACAGAGTATGTTGGAGATAATGATATAGATGATCTTATTGGGTATCTTGTATTGCTTAAAATAGCAAAGGAAAAAAATGTCAACTGAAACAGATTTAGTACAACATCTTGATGAAGTAAACAAGGTTGTAACAGAATATCTTAAAGGACAAGATCCTACAAAAATATCTAAAGACTTAGACATGCCACGCACTCGTGTTGTTGCTTTAATTAATGAGTGGAAGGTGATGGCTTCGGCTAATGATGCTATTCGTGCTCGTGCCAAAGAAGCGCTTGCGGGTGCTGATACACATTATAGTAAACTTATTACAAAGGCTTATGAAGTTATTGATGAGTCAAGCATGACTAATAATCTTAGTGCAAAAACTCAAGCAATTAAATTAGTTATGGATATTGAAAAATCTAGAATTGAAATGTTACAAAAGGCTGGTTTATTAGAGAATAAAGAACTTGCCGAAGAAATGATTGAAATTGAAAGAAGACAAGAAGTTTTAGTTGAAATACTTAGAGACATTGCCTCAACCCATCCAGAGGTTCGTGATTTAATTATGAAACGTCTTTCTCAGATTGCTAAAGAAGGAGAAGTGATTACAATTGTCCACGATGTTCAATGATTTTTTAGAAGTATTAAAAGAAAATCAATTTGAAGAAAAGCCAGTAGACGCTAAAACTTTTGTCGAGTCTTCTAATTATCTTGGTCAACCACCACTATCTTCCATTCAGTATGACATTGTAGAAGCAATGAGCCAAATATATAAAAAAGAAGATTTGCAAGAATTGTATGGCTCTGTAGAGGGGGCAAGGTATTATGATAAATATACTAAAAATGAGATTATTCTTCAACTTGGCAAGGGTAGCGGTAAAGACTTCACATCTACAGTAGCATGTGCATATATAGTATATAAACTACTCTGTCTTAAAGATCCAGCAAGATATTTTGGTAAACCATCTGGAGATGCAATAGATTTAATTAACGTTGCGATTAACGCACAACAAGCCAAGAACGTATTCTTTAAAGGTTTTAAAACTAAGATTGAGAAATCGCCATGGTTCGCAGGAAAATATAATGCAAAGGCTGATAGCGTAGAGTTTGATAAATCAATTACTGTTTATTCTGGACACTCAGAAAGAGAGTCGCATGAAGGTTTAAACTTATTGCTTGCAGTACTTGATGAAATTTCTGGTTTTGCATCTGAAGTTGGTACTGGTAATGAACAAGGTAAGACTGCAGAAAATATTTATAAAGCATTTCGTGGATCTGTAGATTCTCGTTTCCCAGATTTGGGAAAAGTTGTTCTTCTTTCATTCCCTCGCTATCAGGGTGACTTTATTTCAAAAAGATATGATGATGTAATTATGGAAAAAGAAACTATTGATAAAAAACATACTTTTATTATGAATGAAGACTTACCTCATAATGATCCTAGTAATCAATTTGAAATTATTTGGGAAGAAGATCATATTGTTTCTTATAAAGTCCCAAGAGTTTTAGCACTTAAAAGACCTACGTGGGAAGTAAATCCAACAAGAAAGATTGATGATTTTAAATTAGCATTTTATACAGACATTGGTGATGCCATGATGCGTTTTGCCTGTGTTCCAACATTTGCCTCTGATGCATTTTTTAAACAAAAAGAAAAATTAGAAAAATGCATGAATACAAGAAATCCACTAGATGCTTTTAGAAGGTTTGATGAAACCTTTAAACCAGATCCAGACAAAATTTATTATATTCATGCCGACCTTGCACAAAAACATGACAAATGTGCAGTAGCAATTGCTCATGTAGATAAATGGGTAAATATTCAAGTCATTAAAGATTATGAGCAGGTCGCCCCAATTGTTATCGTTGATGCTGTTGCCTGGTGGGAACCAAGAGCAGAAGGACCAGTAAACTTATCAGAAGTAAAGCAATGGATTATAAATCTTCGTAGAGAAGGATTTAATATTGGTATGGTTTCATTTGACCGTTGGCAATCTTTTGATATTCAAAATGAATTGCAGGCTGTTGGAATTAGAACAGAAACTGTATCGGTTGCTAAAAAACATTATGAAGATTTAGCAATGATGATTTATGAAGAGCGTGTTGTTATTCCTATGATTCCAATTTTACTTGAAGAAATGTCAGAATTAAAAATAATGAAAGGCAATAGGGTTGATCACCCCCGAAAAAAATCAAAAGATTTAGCCGATGCTGTTTGTGGGGCGGTATTTGGAGCAATATCCCATACAGCAAAGACTAATAATACAGAAATAGATGTCCATACTTGGAGTTCTGCAACCCGACTTGCAGAGAAACAGCAACGTATGGTAGAATTAGATAATCGAGAAATGCCTAACGATGTTAGGGATTTTCTAGATAAGTTTAACTTAATATAATCAAACAAGGAGAAAAATGAATTCATTTAAAAAGATTGCCATTGTCATCGCTGCAGCCTTGACTGGTAGTGCTCTTGTTGCTGTGCCTTCGCAGGCAGCGCCAACAGTAGCATACACAACATTATATGACACAACAAATGGTGTTCAAGTAATTGGTGGTTTTGCAACACTTACAATTAATACAGACACAAACACAGTAGCAACAGTTACTTTGTCTGGAGTAGGTTCAATTGTATCTGCATCTGCAGGATCAAATACTACTTTGTTAACGCCAGTTAATGGTTACTATCAAATTACAACTAGCAACGTAGGAGCAGGAGTTTCAACTCTTATTATTTCAAGCCCTGTTGCTGGAACATCTACTGTAACAGTTACTCCAATTACTGCAGGTACTGGAATTCCAGGAACACCAGTAGTTAAAACAGTTACATGGACACCTTCTGGAACTTTGGCGGTATCTCCGTCATATACAACAGTTTATTCTGCCGTAGGAGTTGCTGCACCAGATGCAACAACTAATGCTGTAGCAATTGTTGCTCCAAAGACTGTTCAATCAGCAGCAGCAAATGCAGTTGCTAATATTCTTGTAGCACCAAAAGACGGAAACAATAATGCCATTACGAATGGAACATTAACCGTTACCGTTGCTGGTCCAGGAATGATTGGTCTTGGTACAACACAGGCTAACGCAGCCTCACAAGGTCGTGCTGTTACTGGAACTGCTGGACAATATTTTGTAAATGTATTTGGAGATGGTACATCAGGAACATCAATAATTACTATTTCAAGTGGTTCTACAGTCTTAGCAACTAAGACAGTTATTTTTGCTGGAGATGCTGCAACTTATACCGCAACAAAAGGCTTTTCAGTCTACCGTGTTGGATCTAACGGAACTGATGGATCTTCAACATCTTATGGTGTTGCAGTTGCAGTAAAAGATGCAAACAATAATCCAGTATCTAACGGAACTACAGTTTATGCTACATCAGCATCTACATCTGTAGCAACAGTTTCTGCCTCAACAACAACAACTGGCGGAGTAGCATATTTTGCTATTAATGGAGTTGCTACTGGAGACGTTGCAATTACATTTGCTAATGCAACAACAACTCCTACAGTTTCAACAAGCACAGTTGTTACAATTGGAAGTTCTGTAGCATCATCTGTTACTTTATCATTTGATAAAAAATCTTATATCAATGGAGAAAAAGTTCAACTTACTTTAAAGGCAGTAGATGCTTCAGGTAAGCCAATTTCAGATATTGCTGCAAGTGGCGCTTCATATACTGATCTATTGTCAGCAGACCTAATTTCATCTACTCAACTAGGTGGAGCAACATTGGTTGGATCTAAGACTCCAACATTTGTTGGCGGAGTTGCAACATGGAACCTATATGCTCCATTATCTGCTGGTCCATTCACAGTTACAGGTACAACTGGAACTGCTGCTGGACTTGCTTTATCAGCACAGAAGGTTGCATTATCAACAACTGCAAATGTATTGGATGCAAATGCTACTGCAAATGCAGCATTATTGGCACAACTTGATGCATTAAATGCAAAGATTGTGGCTCTTAATGCTCTTATCGCTAAGATCATGAAGAAGTTAAAAATTAAGTAATAACTTAACTTAAATTAGAGGGTAGATTAATTTCTACCCTCTTTTTTTATGATTAAAAATGGTATAATTACTAATATAATTACACATTGGAGTTAGCCCCTAATTGAGAAACCTTAAACGTAAACTTATAATAGCCTTTGGGGTGGGTTTATGTGTCACAATTTTTGGAATAATGGCACCAGATCATGCTGGGGCTACAGAAAATCAAGAACAGGTTATTATAAGTCCTGCTCAACAAGCAGTTAATACAGCCCTTGCAGAAGCCACTACAGCCGTTCAAGAGGCTATAGATGCTACAACAAGTGCTACAACTGAAATAACCCAAGCACAAACCGAATATTCCCAAGCCCAATCTGTAACGGCAGAGGTAGCATCAAAAATATCTTTGGCTAATACAGAAATAAATAATGTTCAAACTGCTATTAATACTATTAGTAATGTTGATTTATCTACTACCCTAATAGATCAAAGTTCTCAGATAGTTCAAGATGCAAAGGCTACAGTAAATACTGCAACTACCGCTATAAATAATATAACAACACAAATAACAGAGGCTCAGGCAGCAATATCTGAAACAGTTATTGCAAAAACTGAAGCGGTAACTGCACAAGCAACTGCTCAAACCGAACTAACCCAAGCCAACATTGCAATTGATAATGCACAAACAGCAGTTAATAATTTGCAAGCCACCATTGGAACTAGCACGAATGTTTTGGCTGGCGTAGATGATGCTGGAGTTAGAATGAATCTACCATTTGATTTATTAATGGGTGGGACTCTCTATAACAATGTTTATGTAGGATCAAATGCGACAGTTACGTTTGGTGTAAATGAGGGTGGCACATACCATACAACACCAAATGCTCCGTCAATTTCTATTGCAGGCTGGGACTGGACAACTTGGAGTACAGGAACTGGAATTACATACGCAACAACAGAATCTACTTTAGACATTGCTTGGGATTTAAGACCCTATCCACAACAAGATGCTTCAACGCAAATGGTTCAAGTAAGATTTAATGCTGATGTGAATCCAGTTAACGGTGCATGGAAAGCAGATGTAACTGCAAATGGTCCAATACCAAATCAAGCAAGATTTAATATTAGAGAAACAACTAATGGTGCTATTACTCCTATTGAAGATACAAATGTGGGTTCAGGTTTTGCTGGACAAATAAGTCAGGGACCAGAGTTTACTCCAATTGTTAACAATAATACTTCAGGTATTCAAGCAGCAGTAGATGCAGCAAATGCAACAATTGCTCAATTAAATCAAAGTCTTACACCAGTTGTTGCTCAAAATACTACAAACACTTCTAATATAAATGCAATTAATACAACATCTTTAACTAATACCGTAAACTCAGCGGTATCAACAAAGACATCTCTTGAGTCATCATTAAACACTAAATCAAGTCAACTAGTTAC